AGCCAGCCGCAAGCGCGCGGGACAGTGACCAGGCCGGAACGTTCCTCGTCAGGCACAACCAGGACAGTGTTGAGGTACGTCAAGCCAAGTGCGGGGAAGCGGCTGAAGTCATCGACAGCGTGGGCGTGGAGGGCGCTCAACGAGTCGATCGGAAGGACTCGGGCCTGGACGTGCTTGTCAGTGTTGACCCAGTCACCCACGGCGTTCTTGCGCTGGAAGATCACAGAGACTTTGAACTTCCGCGTGAGCATCTTGGGATCCGTAACCTTGAGCCCAAGGTCGTTGTAAGAAAACGATGGGGCTGCGAATGGCAAGTCAGAGACGAGCTTGAGGGTGGGATCCGGCTTGCGCGCGAAGGTAGGGGTCAGAGTGCGGTCAGCAACCACCGGGAGGGAGGGATCAGCGATCTTGACGAACTTGTCGGTAAGGGTCAAGGCTGCGCGATGGCTCGCTCCGGGGATGGGCCGGGTTGCGCCGCGAAAGCGCACGCCGTCGTCAACTGGCCCCACGGGCCCCGCGGCCACATCGGACACCTTGGGCAGATAGCCAGCAAGGGTCTGCGTGCCTCGCACGTCAGAGACGTGGTGGTAGCGGCGGGCGGGGTGGCCAGGAGCGGCGTAGGGGTCCGCCCCAAACGTAACGCCGCGCATACGCACGGGCAAGAACTTGGGGAGGGGAGTGCGAGAGACTACATGGACCGCGGGCTTAATGCGGGCCAAAATTGCGGGCTGGGCAATGTCCTCGTACACCTTGAGTGGCGTGCCCCGGGGCCCAACCTTGATGAAACCATCGTCGTCCACCTCGACGCAGACAAACCGGCGTTTTGGTGCGAACGAGCGAGGCGCAGCGCGCGATCGCGCCGCGACGTCAAGGCCGGGCTCAGGGGCTTCATCCACGCGGGCGCGCTGATCTGCGTTCGACTTGCCCGTTGGGCCGGAGCGAGGGGCTCGGCGAACGGGGTTAGGAAGGCGGCGATTGCGCGCGGAAGAGCGATAGCGGGACGAAGGCTTAGCGCTCTTTTGACCAGGAAGGTCGAGCGGATCGTAGTCCGCTGCGCCGGCAGGCG